ATGATCTTCACGGAGGACTTGCTTGATGACCTGATGTTTTCCAACAAGGACTTCATCACGGGCGTATATCACGCAAGGAGACCGCCCCACGGTTCGTGCATCTTCAAGGACATTCGGCTCGACTATATCCAGAAGTATGAAGACAGTGAATATCCACATAGCGTATTTGAAATTGCAGGATGCGGTTTTGGGTGCGTTCTGGTAATCACGGAGATCTTCAAGAGGGTGTATGACCGTTTTGGTGATGCGTTCCTTCCGCTTCCGGGCCTTGGCGAAGATATAGCTTTTTGTGATAGGGTGCAGAAATGCGGCTTCAAGATGTTTTGTGAACCGTCCGTGAGACTTGGTCATGTCGGTCACATTACGATATATCCAGAGGATCGTGAACGGTATATCCAAAGTTTGGGAGAATGAAATGTTAGACAAGGTTAAAATGGCGCTTCGCATTACCACAACCGCATACGATACGGAGCTTTCGGGCTACATTGATGCGGCGAAACTTGACCTTGGAATTGCCGGAGTGGATGTTCCTTCTACGCTGGACGCTATCGTGGAGACGGCGATCATCACCTACTGTCGGATCCATTTTGGCGAGCCTGCCGACTATGACCGTTTGAAGGCATCCTATGACGAGCAGAAGGCGCAACTTTCGATGGCTACCGGCTACACTACTTGGAGTTAACTATGTGGGACGAGATCACGCTTATCGCAGAAAATATCACAGTGGACGAGCTGGGGATGTCTTCCAAGACCTATACCAGGACGGACACGCTTTGCGAGGTAAATTCCATCACCCGGCAGGAGTTCTTTGAAGCTGGGCGGAACGGGCTGAACCCTGAATATGAAATGACCGTATTTTTCGGGAATTACAACGGAGAGCGGATCGTGGAGTACAAGGGCGAACAGTACGGCGTGTATCGGACATTCCGCACGGGAGACTACATGGAGTTATATGTCGAGAGGAAGGGTGGTTTAATTGTCGGTTCAGAATCAATTTGACCAGGTAACGAAGGAGCTGGAAGCCTATGGCTCCGAAGTGCTTTTTGCCCTGGAAGAAGCGACAAAAGAAGTGGCAGAGGAAGCCGTGAAGAAGCTCAAATCTACTTCACCGAGAAGCAGCGGAAAATCGTCCTACAAGGGCGGTCACTATGCTACGAAGTGGACGAGTGAGAGCGACAGATATGGCAAGACCGACACCACTACAATAGTCTACAACAAGAAGCCGACTTACCGCCTGACGCACTTGCTTGAACACGGATGGGTGGCCCGAAACGGGCGCAGAGTTCCGGGGCAGGAACACATCGCCCCCGTGGATGCCTGGGTGCAGGAAGAGGTCATCAAAGTTCTGGAAAGGAAATTGTCATGAAGTTATCGGACATCGCAACGATCATCAAAGGCTGGAAGATGCCGTATGCTTACTATGAATTTGAGAACACGGCCCCGGAACCGCCCTATGTGGTCTATTTTCTGGACGAATCCGATGATTTCTTTGCAGACAATATCAACTACCAGAAAAACCGCACTCTTTACATCGAGCTTTACTGTGCGAGCAAGAAGAACTCTTTGGCACAAGAAGCGGTCATCGAAGCCAGCCTAATCACCAATGAAATGCCGTTCTCAAAGGCAAATGACTATATTTCTTCTGAACGGCTTTATGTAACAGTTTACACAATGGAGGTATGCTATGAGCAACAATAAGGTCCATTTTGGCGTGAAGAACGCCTATGTTTTCCCCATCACCGAGACGGTTGATCCCGACACCGGTGTTGTCTCCACTTCCTACGGTACTGCCGTGAAGTGGCCCGGAGCGGTTTCCATCGACCTTCAGGCGCAGGGATCCCAGGAGAACTTCTATGCGGATGATTCCATCTACTATGTGGTCTCCAACACGAACTACTACCAGGGCGATTTTGAGAGCGCATCCATCCCCGATGATGTCAAGACGGTCCTTTACGGTGACATCATTGATGATAACGATGCCGTTGTCGAGATCCAGGAATCCGTGACGAAGTATTTCGCATTTGCTTTTGAGACTTCCGGCGATGTTGGCGGACACCGCACCGTGTTCTACAAGTGCAGCGCTACCCGTCCCAACGCAGGCGGACAGACCAAGACCGACAGTTCTGCACCGAACACCCAGACCGTAACGATCACGGCTATCGGCAGAGCAGACGAGGTCAACATCAATGCGAAGATGGTTCACCTGATCCAGGCGAGCCTTAACGAAGGCGACACCGGGTATTCGAGCTTCTTCACTGCTCCTTACACCCCGACCGTCACTTCTCACTAGATCCAAGGGGGCAAACTATGAGAGGAACGATTTCTGTCGGAACAAAGAGCCTTGAACTGCTTTCCAATGCAGCCACGGCTCTTTTGTATAAAAGGGTATTCCATGAAGACCTTCTCAAAGCGCTGACATCATTCTCCACGGATAGCTCGGACATCCTGGCTGCCGTGGAGGTGATGGAGCGTCTTGCTTTTGTGATGAACAAGCAGGCAGAGGACCAGGTCGGAGTGGTAAACGGATCCATCAAGGAAGGTGACTTCCTGATGTGGCTCACTCTTTTTGAGGAAGCAGACTTTCAGGATCCCGAAGTTCTTATGGGGATTTTGAGCGTCTGGAACAAGAATTTGCAGACAGTGTCCGATGTAAAAAACGCATAGCGCCGACCATCCGGGAAATGAACACTCCCCTGCTTGTTCTCCGGGCCTTGCAGGTCGGCCTAAAGATCACGGACTTTGATTTTGTTGAAGTGGGGGACATCTTTGATCTACTGACGGAATCCTCTAACGATTCTTACGAATACCCCAAGAAGGGGACGGAAGAGGACTTCCAGGCGTTGTTTGGGAGAAAGTAAATGGCAAGCGCAAAGACTATCAAAGGCATCACCATAGAGATCGAAGGCAAGACTTCGGGGCTTATTAAGGCTCTGGAGGAAGCGAACAAGGAACTTTCCAGAACCAAAAGCGCCTTAAAAGATGTGAACGATGCCTTGAAGCTCGATCCGGGAAATGCTGATCTGATCCGTCAGAAGCAGCAGCTCCTCGCAGATGCCATCGAGGAGACAAAAAAGAAGCTTGAAGCGGAGAAGCAGGCGGCGGCTGATGCGGCTGATGCCCTTGCCCGTGGAGATATTTCCAAGGAGCAATATGCAACGCTCCAGGCAGAAGTAGCCAAGACCACCAAGGAATTAGAGAACCTGGAGAAGCAGGCGAAGGACACCGGATCTGTCCTCGGAAAGCAATTCGAGGAAGCAGGCAAGAAGATCTCGGCGGTCGGTGACAAGATCTCCGATGTCGGGACCTCGATGACGAAGAACATCACCGGGCCTATCGTGGCGGTCGGTGCCGGAGCGGTGGCAGCCTTCAACGAGGTGGACGGAGCCTATGACACCCTCATCAAGAAGACGGGTGCAACGGGTGAAGCCCTTGAAGGGATGCAGGATATTGTCGATTCCCTGGCTACCTCGATGCCGACCACCTTTGACGAAGCAGCGCAGGCGGTCGGAGAGGTCAATACCAGATTCGGTGTCACGGGTGATGATCTCCAGACCTTGTCCGAGCAGTTCCTGAAGTTCGCCCAGCTCAATGATACGGATGTTTCCTCCTCCGTAGATTCCGTGCAGAAGGCTCTGGCGGCCTTTGGTCTTTCGGCTGAAGATGCCGGCATGATGCTTGATACCTTAAATGCGGTATCACAAAGCACGGGCATCAATGCCGAGCAATTATCCGACCTGATGACGAGCAACGCCGCAACCTTGTCGGAAATGGGCCTAAACGCCCAGCAAGCGGCATCTTTCCTCGGAGAGGTGGAAGTCTCCGGTGCTGATGTTTCCCAGGTCATGTCGGGCCTTCAGAAGGCGCTGAAGAACGCAACGGATGAAGGCGTACCTTTAGACGATGCCCTTGCCAACATCCAGAAGTCGATGAAGAACGCAGGATCCGAAGCGGATGGACTTGCGGCGGCATATGAGCTTTTCGGAACGAGAGCCGGAGCTGCCATCTATAACGCAGTTCAGAACGGATCACTTTCTTTTGAGGATCTCGGCAAGGCGGCAGAGGATAACCTCGGATCAGTTTCAGACACCTTCGCAGAGACGCAGGACGGCATTGACCAATTAACGCCTGCATTTAACGCCCTGAAGCTCGCAGGAGCAGAGTTAGGAGCGACAATAGGGGAAACCCTTGCACCTATCCTGACGAGCCTTGCAGAGGGCTTAAAAGGCGTTGCAGAGTGGTGGGAAACACTTTCCCCAGGAATGCAGGAGTTCATCGTCAAGGCGGCGCTCCTGGCAGCAGCCCTTGGCCCCGTGATCCTGGTGGTCGGGAAGGTGGTTTCGGCTGTCGGATCCATCACCTCGGTCATCGGACAACTTATGCCGATAATCGTTGGAACGGTAATTCCTGCCATTAGTGGAGTGCTCGCCGCCCTTGCCCCGTTCTTACCTATCATCGCAGCCATCGGCGTGGCTATTGCAGGCATCATCCTCATCGTGAAGAATTGGAGCGAGATCTGTGACTTCTTTTCAGGCGTTTGGGAGAATTTCACCGGCGCACTTCATGAGAAGTTCGATGCCGCCAAGGAGAAGATTTCCGAGGGCTGGAACGATCTGAAGGACAAGGCTTCTGAAAAGCTCGGCAAGATCAAGGACACCTTTGAGGAAAACGGCGGAGGGATCAAAGGAGCGGTGGCGGCATACACCGGAGCCGTCAAGGACTTCTACTCCGGGATGTTTGACAAGCTCGATTCCCTCACGGGTGGCAAGCTGGGCGAATTGGTCGGCAAATTCAAGCAGAAGTTTGAAGACATCAAGACGGCGGTGAAGGATAAGATCACCGAGATCATTGAGAAGGCGAAGACCTGGGGCAAAGACCTCATTGACGGATTTGTCGGCGGTATCACCGAAAAGATCCAGGCGGTGAAGGATGCCGTGGGGAGAGTAGCACAGACGGTGAGAGACTTCATCGGCTTCTCCGAGCCGGACAAAGGCCCTCTGTCGAATTTCCACACCTTTGCCCCTGATATGATCGACCTTTTCGCAAAGGGCATCACGGACAACCTTGGCACGATCCAGGGAGCGATGACCGGAATGGCTGGCACGGTCGCACAGACGGACTACTCCGGGCAGCTTTCCGAGATCAACAACAACCTTGCCGGAATGGGTGGTCAGCAG